GAACTCACAATTCTCTTCCCTCAACTTACACTAAAATTAAGTTGCGTAACGGGACAATCAAAGAAACTTATGGAGAGAGATATGGCAAACCAACTAACGGTTGAGAACGAGCAGTCTGATATGAGTGTGGAAGAAGCACACAATCAGGAGATGGTTGATCTTGTTTCTGAGAAAGAGATTGTCCCACCAGGGATGGAACCTCAGGATAAGTTTGGTGGTGACTATGAGAAACTCATGGAGAGCTACCAGCAACTAGAGAAGAAGCTAGGTCAACCACAGGAACAAGAGTATGAAGCTGAAGAGTCAGACTTAAGTATACCTCAGGCTCCTGATGTAGCTGAAGGTGCATTAGATATGACTGCTCTACAACAAGAGTATGCGTCTACTGGTTCTCTTCAAGATTCAAGTTATCAACAACTAGAAGATGCAGGTATCAGTAGAGAGTATGCTGATACATACATTGCAGGAGTCAAAGCATTAGGTGAACAGATTGGTAACAATGTTAAAGCTTCTGTAGGTGGTGATGCTGAGTATAGTAATATGGTTGAGTGGGCTAAGGCTAACTATAACCAAGATCAAATTCAAGCTTATGATAAGGCTGTGAATAGTGGTGATGTTAATACTGCTATCATGGCAGCTAAAGGTTTACGTTCTGATTATACCAATACAGCTGGTAGTGAAGGCACGACTTATGGAGGCACACAAGCTGAACCTGAGGGTTCGGGTAATGTCTTTAGGTCTAATGCTGAAGTAACTGCTGCTATGAAAGACCCAAGGTATGAGTATGATACTGCTTATAGGCAGGATGTACTCAATAGATTAGAACGATCAGATATCTTCTCGCAAGGGAAGTTGTAAGTAGTACCTGCTATCAAGTATTAAACAAGTAGACAGAAGCCAGCTGCGGTTGATAACTTCTAGTTGAAAGTTAAAGAAAAGTATAGCTTATTTTGTTAAGGCAGCTTAGTTGCTGCTGCTAGATACTTTTTATTAATTAAAAACTAGGAGAATTTTATGTCGGTAACAAACACTACCGCACCTGTCTTGACTATGACTAGGACAGGTCAAGCAAATTCTGCTGGTGATTCCTCTGCATTATTTCTTAAAGTATATGCAGGTGAAGTATTGACTGCTTTTGAGCAAGCCTCAGTCACGATGGACAAGCACGTTATCCGATCTATTAGTTCGGGTATCTCTGCACAGTTTCCTCTAGTATGGAAAACTGCTGCTACTGAATATGCTTACATCAATGGCTCTGGTGATACGGGAACCACTGGTATTGAATTGGATGGTACGATCATCCACAAGAACGAGAAGGTCATCTCTATTGATGGTCTGCTTATTGCTGATCACTTTGTGAACAACCTTGATGAGGCCATGTCTCACTTTGAGGTACGTTCTATCTACGCTAAGGAAGCTGGTATTGCCTTGGGTACACAATGGGATCAGAATGTTATGCAACAAGGAGTACTGGGAGCACGATCAGCTACGCTAGTTACAGGTGGTAATGGTGGTTCTGTACTTACTAACGCATCTTATGGTACGTCAGGTACTACGTTGGGTAGTGGCTTGTTTGATGCTGCTGAACAACTCGATGAGAACAATGTACCTGAGAGTGACCGTTATATGTATGTACGTCCTGCTCAGTATTATCTGATGGCAGAGACCACTAACCTAATCAACCGTGATTGGGGTGGAAGTGGAGTATATGCAGAAGGTGAAGTAATGAAGGTAGCTGGTATTCACATTGTGAAGACTAATAACCTACCTATTAGTAACATTAGTTCTTCTCAAGTAACGGCACATGATGGTAACTTCAGTACGACTAAGGCATTAGTTATGCACAAGTCTTCTGTAGCTACTGTTAAGTTGTTGAACCTTGCAGTTGAAACTGAATACAGCATCAAGAATCAGGGTTGGATCATCGTAGCTAAGTATGCTATGGGTCACGGATTTATCCGTCCTGAAGGTTGTGTTGAATTTAAAACCTCTTAAGGGAAAGGATATAAATTATGGTTGATATAGCTGATATCCAATCTCTTGCGTTAGCTGCTAATGCTGTTACTAATGTATCGTTAGTACAGCCCTATGCTGATAATGCTACTGTAGGTACATCTTTTGAAACAATCACCAATACCAATGCCGATCAGGTTCTTCCTGTCATTGCTGGAGCGGACATAGATCTTGTATCTGGATCTGCTGCTGATGATGATGGTTCTACTGGAGCTACGGCTGTACGAGTAACATATCTTGATGATAATTTTAATCAGTATACTCAAGATGTTACTATGAATGGTACGACTGAAGTAGAAATGACTGAGCAGAATATTTCCTTTATTCAGAAAGCTGAAGTAATCAGCTCTGGTACTGGACTAGCTGCTGCTGGTGCTATCACCATTGCTGATGTAACTGGTGGTGGTGTTCATGCTGTCATTGATGCAGGTTCTAAAGAGTCAGGTAACTGTACTTGGAAAGTTCCTGCTGGTCACACTGGTTATGTTCACGGCTTCTGGTATGATGTAGATGCTGTAGCTGCTGGTGTGGGTACTGCTGAGATTGCTTTACAAGTAGCACACGCTGAGTCTTCTGGAGTTGCTAACTCAGAGACATGGCGAACTGTTGCTAAAGTAACTGTAGTAGAGAACGATAATGATATTGTTGCTGCTACTGGTGGGAATCAAAATAACAATGGTTCATTTTCCTTTCCTGGAAATATACCTTTTGTTGTTCCTGCTAAAGCTATGGTACGGTTGGCTGCTAAATCGCCAGCTGCTGTAGCCGTTACTGCTGGCTTTAGTATGTCAGTACAAGGCTCAGGTTCTGGTACTACGATAACAGATAGTTAAACTGTGGGGAGGGCTAGTATAGACTCCCCTTTTTTTATTTATAAAGGAGAATAACTAATGGCAGACACAAGTAGAACTGTCAGTGACATTGCCACCAACTTGTTTCAAGACAGTCAGGCTGCTGGTAGTATCACTCCACAGGACCTCAGGGATTTCCTTGAGACCACTCAAACTAAACAAGGTAGTATCTATGTAAGCACAGCTGCTGCTACGACTATCTCAGGACAGGCTAATGTAACACCTAGCTCCCTGACTAACATGGTAGCAGTAGAGACAGCAGCCACATTCACACTCAGTACAGCTCCAACGGCTAATGAGTTTGATATGAATACAGATGGACAACTTAGGTACACTGGTACTCCCACTACAAATGTCTTCTTCACAGCTTCAGTTATGCTTGAAATTGTAACTGCTGGTGTGAACAAAGAGTTTGTTATGGCTGTAACCAAAGGTGGAACTATAGTCACTGGGGCTAAGATTGGTGGATTCTCACCAGCTACTACGACTAACTCAGTTGCCATGTCAGTATCAGGTTATGCTTCAATGGCTACTAATGACTACCTCAATATCTTTATTGGTAATGTAGATGATACTAATAACATTGTCTGCCGCATGGGTCAACTAACCGCACACACTCTGGTGACTTAAGATGGGCTTTATATCCACTTCAGCTATGACTGAGTTACAAGCAGTTAACCTTTTGCTTGCAGGTATAGGTGAAGCAGCAGTATCTAGTTTAGAGACAGCTACCACTGTAGAGGTTACACAGGCTAAGAAGCTACTATCTAATACTAATAGGTCCTTACAACAGAAGGGGTGGCACTTCAATACAGAATGGGATGTTACCTTAAGTTCCAATAGTGATGACAAGATCCCCTTAGGTAACTCCATTATGTCAGTACTAGTTCCTGGAACATTGACAACCATTCGTGGTATCAATGGTACTATGCACTTGTATGACTTAGATAATAACTCTTTCACCTTCACAGCAGACAAGACCAATGCTATTACTATTACTCTACTTGAGTTTGTTGATACTCCTCAAACTTTTAGACAATATGTAGCAGCTAGGTGTGTCAGGATCTTCCAAGAGGAGATCATAGGACAGGTATCAGCTGAGAGTGTGAATAGACTAGAAGAGGCTGAGGCTTATGCTGACTTGCTTGATGATGAGGCAGATAGGTCTGGACTTAATGTTGGCTATAGTGACATTGATATGTATAACATAACTAAGAAGTATAGGAAACTCTACTAGATGCCTCTAATTACTGAGCAGATTAGCAACTTAATCAATGGTGTATCACAACAACCACCTAATTTAAGACTTGCTTCTCAGTGTGAGGTACAAGAGAATGGTATAGTAACTACAGCTGAGGGTCTCAAGAAGAGACCACCACTGGAACACGTAGGTAAGCTGAACAATAAGACTGATACGGATGCTAAGGTCCACTTCATAGACCGTAGTGACAATGAACAATATATAGTCACTGTGTCCTCTAATCAGTTTGATGATGCTTTCTCCTCAGATTTTACCAAAGGTGAACTAGAGACCTTCCACTTAGATACAGTGGCTGATCCCTTTGCTGCATCCTTTGGTACAGACTTTGGTTCTACAGAGTACTACAGAGGTCACACAGGAGGGACTCCAGACTACCTGTCTGTTAATGATGCTAGGGATACGTTAAGAGCCTTCACTGTAGCTGACTTCACCTTCTTCTTAAACAAGGATAAGGTTACTGCTAAGAGTAGCGTGAGAGGCTCTGAGAGAGCTCCTGAGGGCATAGTATTTCTAAAGCAGTCTAGTAGTGCAACTACCTTTAAAGTCTTCTTAAATGGAGCTACAGTAGGTTCTATAGCTGCTAGTGCTAATGCCGACACATTGCTTACAAATATCTTTAATGCAATGAATGATGAGGTGGGGTTTACATGTACCAAGTTTGGTAGTAGTAATGTACATGTAACTAAGGATGATGGTACAGACTTCACATTACACGTAGAGGCTCCTGAGGCGAACATGATAGCCATTAAGGACACAGTAACTGACTTCACGGACCTCCCTGCTAGAACTAAGGATGGGTTCACTGTGAAGGTTACAGGTGATCCAGGTAGTTCTTCAGATGACTACTGGTTGAAACATGAGAATCAGGCTGATGAGGATGTAGGTGTATGGCTAGAGACAGTAGAGCCTAACCTAGAGAACACCATAGATCCAGCTACAATGCCGATTAAATTGGTACGTACAGATGCTGATGTATGGGGAGATGATTTTGATGATTCCTTTGGTGTTGATACCTTTGCCTTATCGGACATAGATTGGACTCCAAGAGCAGCTGGAGATGAAGAGACAGCCCCTGATCCCTCCTTTATAGGACATGCGATCAAGGACTTGTTCTTCCACAAGAACAGACTAGGTGTACTAGCTAGTGAGAATATTATTCTATCTGAGCTTGGGGAACACTTTAATTACTACACGACTACTGCAACAGACCTATTAGATACAGATGTAATTGATCTAGCAGCTCCTACCAATGATGTACACCTCCTGAAGAACGCTATAGCTTTCAATGAAGACTTAATGATCTTCAGT